TACGGCAACGGTAACCGTGGTAACCAACTGGGCAGACTATTACAGTCTGCCCTTTTGGCCCATTGGTGCAATTACGCACGTTAAAGTAGACGACGTGGCGGATACCGAGTACACGCTTTTAAACGGCGTACTTACCCCCTCCATCGAGGGCGACAAACTGGAGGTAGTGTATGCAGCCGGATACGGAGCGAATACACCGAAAGATATCATACACGCAATCTACCAACGCGTGAAATATGGGTACGACTACGGCGACGACTTGCCGCAGCCTACGCCGCGCTTTTTTGACCGCGTACTTTTCCGTTACAAGAATACGCTGTGACCTTAGACCGGCGAATCACTCTGTACAGCCCAACCGTTACCACAAACAACAGCGGGCAGGTGCTGCGTTCCTTCGCGAGCGCTGGCACTTGCTATGCACAGCTGGTAATAAACGAGCAGGCAGGAACGGAGGCTTTCGTATCGGACCAGATGCAGAGCTCGGCCGTGGTGCTATGGCGCGTCCGTTACCGGACCGACGTCCTGGGCTCCTGGGAGCTGGACCACAACGGACAACGCTACGAAGTGTTGAGCGCCCTACCAGAAGGCCGGCGCCGGTACACACTAATCAAAAGCCGACTCAAAGACAATGCCTAAGAACGGTATACAAGGCTTTGAAAAGCTTAGGCAGGATATCCGGAATGCTCCGGAAAAAATCCGCTTGCAGGAACTTTACAAAGAGCTCCGGGCAGAAGCTACCCCGGTACGTAACGCAGCTCGGCAGGAAGCCTATGCTGACGTGAAAAAACCAGGTACTGGAAATCTTTGGAAGGCTATTAAAATAACACGCGCCAAAGTTAAAGTATGGCGCGACCAGATAGGAGTTTGGGTCGGACCTACCCGAGTAACCGCAGTAAAAGAAAACCGGCAAGCCTACCCGTTTATGCAGCTTTTCGGGTCCAAGTTCTATGAAGCCAAAGACTTTATGGGCAAGGCCTGGGAAAAGGAAGGCAAGCAAACACGTGCTAAAATTGACCGAGTGGGCACACGGCACTTTCAAAAATCTTTAAGGAAAGCGTTTAAATGAACTACCTAAAGATAATTCGAGACGCCTTACTTGCCGCTCAAGCGCTGCCGGTATACGCGATGGCAGCGCCCCAGGGAACCACAGCCAATCACATAGTATTGCAACTGGACAGCTTGGACATTACCGAGACAAAGGACGGCTACAAGATGCAGGACGCGAACGCCCAGGTATACATATACCACACGGACGCGGACACCGCCCAGACCATCCTACAATCCATCCGCACGTATCTTGCCGCCAACGGCAATGCTGCGTACCTTTCGGCTTGGATGACCAACCTACAGACCTTATACAACCAGGACGAAGAAACCGTAATCCTGGCAGCCGATTTTACTTTTACCATTAAAACTACCTAATTATGGCAACCAACTCCGGTACCGAATTTCGCGTACTACTATCCACAGACGGCACGACCTACAAAGGCTTCGCCAACGAAACCGAGTGCAGCTTTGAAATTACAAGCGACACCCGCGAAACCACTAGCAAGGACTCCGCAACTTGGCGCACCTACGTACCAAATGCACGCACTTGGACCGCTTCCGGCTCTGCTATATTTGGAGACGACGACGCCAGCAAGTGGAACCCGGACGAACTCTACACTTTGGTAGGGACAACTGTTACTATTAAATTGACGCCTTGCGCTGCTGGGTCTGTTACTCCTGCAACCGGAGAGAGCGCCCTTACTGGCTTGGCTGTACTTACTTCTTTCTCCAGCTCGCAGCCGGATAAGGATAACGGTACTTTTACGTTCAGCTTGCAAGGAGCTGGAGAATTGGTTAAATCTACGAACTAATGGAAAAGGGGATGAAATTTACGCTGGGAGCGGCGTTAATGTTTGAGGAATTGAGCGGCAAGAAAATGGCCGACCTCGGCGATGGTTTAGGGTTGAAGGATACAGTAATTCTGTTATACGCGCAGAAATACTGGAATCAAGCCGAGCGGCCTACGCTTGAGGCCTTTACTTTAGAAATTGGCGCCAACGATGTACACGAGCTCCCGGCGTTACTCAACGCCCCTTTTTTCCCGACGGAGGCCCAGTAAAATTACTGGGTCTCCTACTCGGGAGAATAGGCCTATCTAAAGCCGATGCATTAAGCTTAACAAGCGAAGAGGTCGAGGCGGTACTGGAGGCTTACACAGAGGGCGAAAAGGATACCTGGAAGCGCACGCGATGGCACGCTACAATAGTGGCGAACTTTAGCGGCAACGCAAAGAGGTCCGGGCTTAAGCCTACGGACTTCTTTAAATTTGAAGAGGAAAAATACAGCTCCGGTATCCGCGAGCTTTTTAAAATAGCAAAAGATGGCGGACACGATAGTAAGTAGGTTACTCTTCGGGATTGACACCCGGGAGTTTAGAAACGGTATCCGGAATATGGACCGCGACCTGCAAGCGCTATCCAAGAACGTCCAGAACATCGGTAACGTAATTGGCGCCACCTTTGCGGTCGGAATGATTCAAGACTTTACGGTGGAAGCCGTGAAACTTGGCGACCAACTGGCAGCAGCTCAGCAGGGCTTTAAGCGCTTCGGAGACGCCAAAGATATGGAAGGCTTGCGCAAGGCTACCAAAGGGATGGTAACCGACGTAAAGCTATTGCAGAGCGCCATCCAAGCTGGTAACTTTGGAATCCCCATCCAGGAGCTTGGCAACCTATTTAAGTTTGCGCAACTGCGAGCCAAGGAGACCGGCCAGGAGGTAGATTTCCTTACGCAGTCTATTGTCACCGGTATCGGACGTAAGAGCCCGCTGATCCTGGATAACCTTGGTATTTCTGCCATACAACTACGGGAAAGACTCGGCGGCGTCTCCGCTGAAATGGCGAGCATAGCCGAGGTAACTCAAGCTGTAAGCTCTATTGCCACAGAGGAAATCTCAAAGATGGGCGATAGCATCGAGGATGCTACCACGCAGGCAACACAGCTCACCGTAAAGTGGGAAAATTTTAAAGCCCTTGCCGGTAAAAACCTAAGTGAAAACGTAAGCGGAATAGGTAAGCTGACCGAATCTTTTTTAGATTTAGGTTTAGCTGTACAGTTCTATATTGAAGCAGGTACTGCAGCTTCCAAGCTGGTATTTTTTGGAGGCAAAGAGCAAGGGAGCGGAAGCTTCAAAAATGCAATGCTTGATATCAATCAGGCCATAAGTGACCAAAAATGGGCTTTGGATGATTTAAAGCGCATATACGAGAAATTTAATCCTCCCGTAACCAAAACTATTACCACGCTTGGCGGACTAAAAGAAAAGCTGGCAGAGCTCCAAAAGGAATATGAGGAAACCGACGTAGCCAGTCCGCGCTTTGCCCAGCTTAGAAAAGAAATAGAAAAGCTCGACAACCAGCTTAAGAAACTTACCAAGCCAGAAGTATTAAAGCAGGTAGTTTTTTATAGCGAAGCGGCCGCAGATTATCTGCGCGACATAAACGAGGAACTGTTTAAAGGCTCGGACTACTGGTTTACATACGGCGACCGAATGGCGGAAGCCTTAGACCCTTCGGCTCTGGAAAATTTTGCTATTACCTGGCAAGAAACGGAGCACGAAACTATACCAGGAATTCGCAATTTATCAAAGGAATTTGAAACCTTAAACAGTCTAATTGATATTACAGCAAATACCTTAGGTAATTCTTTACAGCAAAGCCTAAGCTCTGTATTTAACTTAGCAGTCCTAAAGCAGGAGTTAAAAGGCCTACAAGAAGAGTTTAAAAATATGGATACATCGAACCTGCGCTTTAATGAATTGAGCCAGGAAATCGAGCGACTCCAAGAGCAGATAAGTAGCATAGACGGCGATTTCTTTAAGACGTTAATAGACAGCCTTAAGAAGATGGCCATACAACTGGCCGCAACTGCCGGCGCGGCGCTTGCCCTTTCCGTTATTCTTAAGAGCCTGGGCATAGGAGGCGGCGCAACTATTGGCCAAATCTTTAAGGTAGTAGGCGGCCAGATGGGGCTACCGGGCTTAGGTGGCTCCAGCTTTAACCCGCTTACCGGCAACGTGGAGGGCGGGCTCTTTGGTGGCCGCACTACCTTGCGAGGCAATGATATCTTTTTGGCAAACAGCCGTAGCGGCTATGATTTGGGTAGAATAGGTGGCTAAGACAAGATACGCAATCGGAGAGACAGCGGCCCATACTTTTGAAATTATGGACCTCAACGGGGCTACCTGGAGCAGCTTCGAGTTCCACGTTTACGACTGGGAGATTAACTACCAGGCAAACGACGCCTACCAGCCCGGTATAATTCCATCCACGTTAACGCTGGAAATCTTAATTGGAGACCGGGACAGTATTACCGGCCCACTATATGACCTAATGACGGACAGTACCGGCCGCTTTGTAATCCAGGTATACAAGACCGGGCCCCTGGACCTTTGGCGCGGATGGATACAGCCGGAGCTCTGCTCTGTGGAGCTAATCAACGGCCAGCGAGTAATCCGCCTGGAGGCTTCCGATGGCTTTGCCTTCCTGTATGCCACCACCAACCGCCTGGACTCCGGAGGCATTGCCACCGGCTTGGTGCCCATTACTTCCCAGCTGGCAGAAATTCTACGCTTCGGCAATTACTTCGACCTTTTCCGCAATTTCGTTATTGCAGCTTGCAAGCGCGGCTATTACGTGGGCTCCAACACCGACGAACAGCCTGCCGGTGGTGAATCGCTTTACTACGCCGCTTGCATATACGAAAACTGGATGTACGAGCTGAGCTCGGGCCAGCGGAACTTCCGAAACATACGCGAGGTCCTGGATGACATTTGCACCACCTTCGGCCTGCAATGCTTCCAGGTGCAAGGCTACATTGCCTTCCGCCCGATCTACGACGACAACCCGGTTACGTGGTACGAATACGATTTAGCAGGGGACCACAGCGCCTACCCGGTAATTCTGGGCGGTACCACCTCAATAGTGCCCCAGAACGGCGGCCTTGAGATGGCAAAGGCTGCGGTGCGTGAGTGGTGGGTTAACCACACAATCAACGCACCTACGCTAATCAACCAGGACAACGTGCCCAGCACCCGCACGGCTGAGTTTATAGGCACGGTGATACCTACGGGCTCCAATAACCTTAAGTATTGGCTCGACGCAATTTTCGACGTAATCCTCCCCGGTAACTATGGTAGCCACACCGTAGGCTTCCGGGTTACTTACCGCTGGCAGTTCAATGGCTACTACTGGAACGGGACTGCCTGGACCACCACGCCATCCAACGCCACGTACAACTTCACGGAGGCTTTGGACAACCCGGACCCGGATCCGCTGGAGACCCAGGTACAGCACACGGTGGCGAATAATAAGTCGATGACCACCCTGCCGAATATCGGACCAAACGATATTTACCTTACGGTATCCATTGCACGGACCAGCGGCCCAGCGCTTACCATAGTGAACAGTAACTGTACGTACAAACTGGAATATGCGCAGAGCCTTGGCCAGTTTATGGTTTACCTAATCGACAACAAGAGCAAGGCAATCGGCGAGTACCGGGAGAGCACTACGCGCCTGGGGGATAAGTACGTAGCCAACCCAACGGCTACCACCGCCACCGCCAACGAGCTGCGCATATATCTGGACACGGCCCGCGCTAGTCAGATAGGAAACGCTACCTGGGGCGACAATCGGCAGCCGCTAATCTATGCGGTCTATTACGACCTGGTCTCCAAGCTGGCGAAACCTCGGCAGTACTACGAGCTGGACACAGTTACCCAGTACTACGACTACAGCAAGCGGATGAACTTTGGCGGCGAATACTACCGGCCTATTAACCTCACCATCCGGGAGGACGAAAGCAGCGCAACCCTTATTAAAATAGAAACGGACACCCCGACGCCGTAATTTGTACTTTTGAACTATGAGAGCAGCCCAATTTTTAGCCATTATCGGCCGAGGTAGCAAAGGCAGCAATGCCCTGGAGAATACCGAAGACCGCGCAGGTGCCACGTCAGAGCAGCAGGACAACGTAATTAACACAGTAAACAGCCTGGACCCCTACGGCCCAAGCTGGCAGCTGGTCCCTGGTAACGTCGCAGCGGGCACCGTCTACGCCCAGGTGCCAACCAGCGGAACCGGTGACCTCACTTTTACGCGGGCTTCTACAGCAACCCGTACCAACAGCGCGGGTAATATAGTGGACGTGGCCAGCGGCGTGGGTCGTATTCACTACCGGAATGCGGACGGCTCCCTTTCTTCTACTGGCCGCCTGCTCCTGGAGCCACAGCGCACCAACTCCATCCGCAATTCCACGATGGTGGGGGCGGTGGCGGGGACGCCTGGGACTTTGCCTACGAACTACACGGCAAGTTCTGGAACATTAGGGTTAACCCGCACCATTGTAGGCACTGGAACCGAAAGCGGTTTAACATACCTTGACGTTCGTTTTAACGGAACTGCTTCAAGCACTGGGAATACAAGAATTGCGTTTGAAGCAACTACTGGTATTGCGGCACTTGTTGGACAAGCTTGGTCGCTAACTACATATGCAAAAATTGTATCAAGCCCCAACGCACCTAACTCGTTGGCTCTGGTTATTACTGAAAGAAATTCTGCTGGTAGCGGGCTTATTGAAGGTACTTCTACAATTGTACCAACCAGCTCTTTGCAAAGATTTACGTTTACCAGAACAAACACTGCTGCCACCTGTGCATTTGTGGAACCATTAATTTCATTTGCTCTTACCAACGGAGCAACATACGACTTCACCATCCGCATCGCTGCTCCTCAAATGGAATTGGGGGCTTATGCAACTACGTTCATTCCTACCACTACGGCTGCGGTGACGAGGTTGCAAGACACCGCAAGTAAGACGGGGGTTTCTTCGCTTATTGGACAGACCGAGGGAACTATTTTTGCGGAGGTTTACATTAGCCAATTACAAGGTGCAGTGGCTCGAACTTTAATAGACATCGGCTCTACCAATAATCGCATTTTTGTGGGCTTTACGGGCGAAGCAAGTAATACAATTCGATTGCAAATAGACACTTCGGTCTCTACGGTAAGAGTTGACTTTAGAGCTGTTATTGCTTCTATTGGTACAATAAAAGTAGCCGCAGCATATAAAAATGGCGACTGTGCTTTATATGTTAATGGTGTTGCTGGAACGCAGGTTGCGAACAATTCATTTTCTTTTACTACTTTGAGCAACTTGGTTGTCGGACAAACTATTTCAGGTACTGCTTTGCTAAATGATGGCGTATCCAAGTCTGCCCTATACACCACTCGTCTTTCTAATTCTGAACTTCAGTCGCTCACAACTCTCTAAACAAAAACACTATGAACACTTATCGCAAACTAGGATTCACCTCACAAGAATCTTTCTACGCCCTTATGGACGCAGCAGGTCTGCGCCAAGAAAACGAAGGAGAATACTCCTACGTCAACTGTGCAGTACACGAAATAGGAAAGGTATGTATCGCCTACGAACAAGGTGAGAACGGACCTACCTGTACAGAGTACGACCCACGCTACGCTGTAGACGTTATCTTCTTTGAAGAAATCCCTGCAACGTTTGAGTCAGCTATCGTATGGCCTGATCCAGACAGCTTCGTCCACATCTTCGCAGGCTATGAAGCTCAGTACCTTGCAGACTTTTGTGCAAACAATCCTTCTTCTTCATTTTGTACCTTAGAGCCTCCAACTGAGTAACGATGAAACACGATAGCACAGAGGCTGTAGCAGCATCTTGGGGGCTCACTTTAGGTGGCCTGACATTGGCGCAAGTACACCAGATTGCTGGTCTATTTGTAATGGTAATCTCCTTCTGCTATACTCTCTGGCGGTGGCACAGAGATATTAAAAACGGAAAATGAACTTGCTGATAGAACGCATCTTCAAGAACTGGAAGACCACACTGCTAGGCTTGGCTATGATAGTCGCCTGCTTTGTGCTTGTATTCATAGAGAAGGCTACATTATCCGAAGCCTCTATGTTCATTGTAGGTGGGTTCACTATGCTGTTCTTACGTGACAGTGCAGACTCAGTAAAGCCAACAAAGAAGTACGATGGAGAGTAAATACTTTAGACTCTGGGAAGTACAAGCCTCGCACACTGCGAAGCGTCTAGGCATTGACAACACCGCACCTAAAGAGGTTGTAAAGAATGCAGAGTACCTAGCTCAACAGCTTTTAGATAAGGTACGTGAACACTTCGGTGTACCTGTATACACGTCCTCTTGGTACCGCTCTCCCGCCTT